CCCAGACCTTAGATGCATTCTCTGCAGACTGTGACTGTGGGTAGCGCCATCCGAGGTCGCCTGTCTCCGCACGAAGGTCGTGTGAAACTTCTGGGTGGATACCAACCCAGTATGCATTTCCGCGACGGCCCTTAGCCTTGTTAGCACGTAGCTTAGCAACAGCCTTGCGGATGTCTGCTGAGTCTAGTGTATCAGCTGCATCTACGTTAGCAGTTGCTGTTGCATTGCCTGCGAAGATGTTGTTTGAACCTGAGCGAAGTGTGTTCATTGCAACTACGTCGATAGAATCGGCTAGGTTGTATGCAATGATGTTAGCGATTGCTGGGTCTACATCTGCTAGAGAGAATAGTTCCAACGCACGTGTTACAAGTACAGCGTTACCGTACTCGTTAAGTGTCACTGTAACAGATGTTGGTGTTGACAATGCTACTGCATCTGGGTCAACTGTCTCTGTTAGTGTTGATGTCTTTGTATCTAGGTCAACGTACTTCTGTAGAACTACAGTTGAACCTGGGATTGCTTGCTTTGCTGGGCGCTTATCTGCGACAGAACGAATTAGGGGTTCTGAACGGAGAGCGAACTCGAGAAGGCGGTCATATGCCTTCTGTACGAGACCAGCACCGCCAACTGTACCACCGAGCGACGTGCTCGAGGTATCTGTATATGCGTTTGCCATTTTTTTTAGTCTCCTTGACTATGAACGGATATTATTGTTGTCCTTGCATCAGTGAGATTAACTCTTCCATGGAGCTTGCATTGTCCATGCGTTGCTCTAGGTCCTGTGCTCGGTCTGGTGTAACGGCACCCTGGGTCATGACGTCTTGCTGACGTAGTGTCGCAAGATTTTGTTCGTCACGCTTCTGTGATACCTCTATACCAAATAGGTCAGCGTTCTCGTCTAGCCAGTTCGATACTGCCTCTTCTGAAAAATCACCATCTAAATCCTTAAGGACTAGACGTGCTGCTTTCTGGTTTACACCCTTCTTTTCTAGTACTGACTTAACGGTTGACTCACGCTGCGCCTTGGAAAATCCCTCAAGTTGCTCAGTAAGTTCCTTGATACGCTTCTCGTCTGCACGCTTGGCTTTACGTAACTTTTTAAGTAAGTCACTGCCGTCCAATTGTGTGTCGTTGTCGTTATCTTGGTCATCGTCTTCGTCGTCCCAGTAGTTGTTGCTCATAGCAACCCACCCTTCTATTCGTTGTTAGTTCGCAGGCCACAGTTCAGTTCGGGGAAACTGGCTGGCTCCTACTATCGGTCTATTACTCTGACGGGGCCGATAGGTCCGTTCAGGATTCTAGAATTGCCCTACGCTTGATGTCGTAAGACTTGTTTTGTTTGTGCCTGCAGCACCACTAAAGGCTGCAATTTCACGAGCTTTAAGTTTTTCACGCTTACGCTGTGCTGATGCTAGGCTATTGAATACTTCTTGCTCAGCTTCTGACTGACGGTAACTATCAAGTGTTGTGCCATAGATATCAGATAGCTTCTCAGAAGTAGGAAGGATATCTGCAATAGTTGCGTAGCCCTTCTGCGCCCCTGCTTGCGTAACACCCTGTGCTGCTAGTTGCTCAGCAACGGATACACCAGCCTGTAGTCCTTGACGTGCTGCTGCTACACCAATTTCAGATGCTGCAACTTGACGTTCAATCTTTTGGAACTGTTGTTCTGGGTCAAGAACATAGGCAACAAGGTCTTGCTGACCAATGCCATAGTAGTCACGTAGTTGTTTAACAACAGCAGGGTCAGCATTCTGTACACGTTGTACTGCTGTAACCACACGATTAGAAAATTCTGTTGGCGACATATCGTTAGCAATAAACTGCTGGACATATGCATCAGTATCAAACTGCTTCAAGCCATATGAGCGTAGAACCTGGCGATATCCGTCTTCGTTGTTAAGATAATCTGCAGGAGATAGCACTGCAAGACCCTTAGCAATACGTGTTTGGTTAGCCTTAAATCGTGTCTTGTATTCTTCTGACTCTTGAAGTGCTAGAGTAATTGTCGCCTCTGTTGCACCATCAATTGCTAGGTCTTTAATCTTATTGATAAGACTACCTAGACCATACTTCTGGAAACGGTCAGTAAGAACTGCTACGATTGATTGACGCTGTTGTTCTGCCTGCTTAGCCTTCTCTGCTGCAGCAAGAGCTGCTGCTTGTGCTGTTTGGTCCTGCGTTGTTTTTTGCGCTTTAGTTAAGGTTGAAATCTGTGATTGCAACGATTGAATTAGTGCAAGTGTTGCAGGGTCAGTAATGTTTTGTGGTGTAATTTGTGGTGTGACCTGTGGTGTTGGCACTGTTGACTTAGTTGTTACAACGCGTCCAGTCACTGGGTCGATAACAGAACTTATACCGAACTTGCTATAGTTTTGATTAATACTGCTAGCAACATCAGCGGCATTAGCAGCCGCCCATAGTTGAAAAGATGTTTTTCCAGTATCGCCTACTTTAGCTGTATAGTAGCGTGGGTCATCTTCACCAACTGCAGATGGCAAGGTTTCTACCTGTGCTTTTTTAGTAGAAGTTTTTACGCCAGGGACAGTTTCGCCACCGCCGTCAGTCATCATTACGCCTGGATTAATTCTCATTATGCAATCCCCATATCACGGAATACTTTAAGGGTTAGTGAGTCGATAGTGTCACGAGCATTGTTCGTGTATTCCCACTCAGGTGCTGAGCGTAGTTCTTTTTCAAACTGCCAGATAGGCATAACTCCTGGTTGTCCTGTCTTTGGGTCGATGTACTGTAATGCACGGCGAAGACGTGGGTCATTGTACGTTACTGAGTCAGGGTCTACCTCTAGGATAGATGAGTAAGAAGCCTTGTATGCAGATGATAGTGCATCAACTGATACGCCCTTACGGATTGATTCAGCATATGATGGGTATGCACTTGCCGCAGTCTCACGAATCTGTGCTTCGATATCCTCAGTTGTTGTATTGCCAATAGCAAGCTCTGCTGACTGTGTATCCCAGTATGCTTTGTTAAACATATTATCTACACCGAATGCACGTGAGTATGACTGTAAAGTAGATACATCACCTAGCGTTGCACCACCATAACCAAGAATCTTGCCTGATGTCTTAAGCAGCATATCGAACTGGTTGTCATCTAGACCCTGGTCATACGCCTGCTGTGCTAACTGGTTAAGTGTAGCATCATCAATCTTGATACCAGTCTGTACTAGACGCTTCTTAGCCTGTAATTTATACTTCTCAAATGAGTCAGTATATACTCCAGGTTGCTCTAGTTTTAATTTGCTACGTGTCTTGACTGTTGGGCTAAGGTTTCTATAGTATTCCGTAGCGTATAAAGCTTCAAGAGCTGCTGCTGTTTTTTCTTCTTTAAATAGCAAATATACATTTTGCAACTCAGGGTACGCTGCAAGCAGAGCTTCACTAATTCCATAAGATGCAGCAGTTAATATGCCTTTATCAGTTTCTGCCATTTACGCACCTGCCACATTCTGTGATAGCCAACCCTGGAAGTCAATACGCTTCTTGCGGTCAAATTCATCTGGGTTAACAAGTTTGAGTTGTTCCTCAATGTTTGCTGTTGCACGCTCTTGGCTAAAGCCTGGAGTTACAGTGACAACGTTCTTACCGCCAACCTTCTTAGTTGTAGTGGTTGTGCCAGTATTAATCATACCTTCAAGTTCAGCCATACGCAATGCCTTCTGTGATTCAGTTGCTGGCTGACCTAATGTCTCCTGGTAGATATTGTCAATCAGTTTACCTAGCACAACTGGGTCATACTTCTGAATAGTTTTAGTAGGTACGTTTGCGTCAGTATCTGTATTGAGTCCTGTAAGGACATCAACTGACACTGAGTTTACAAAGTCATTGTATGTCTTAGAAGATGCTAGAGTTGTAGCAAAGTCATTTACTAGGATATCCTTAACCTTCATGCCAGTAGAAATCTGCGACTTACTATATCCTAGGCTCTTAAGAACCTTTGCAATGTTGGTTAACTGAGGCTTAGTAAAGCTGTCAGCTAGGCCTGCGCTTTGCTGGAATGATGTAGGAGCAAGACCTATGCGAGCATCTTGCAGTCTGCTATTGATGTTGTTTGCCCACGCTGATGATGGTGGCTTTAGTACACCGATACCAGTTACTGAAGATGTAAGAGGCACAGCATTGGACGAGCTAGTTCCTCGCCCTACTGGATTATCAATTGCCATTATTTCTGCTCCTCATATACGTAGTCAAACTTATCATCCGAGAAGTAACGCTCGTAGAACTTAGCAAAGTTAATATCTTTCTTCTTCATTGTGTTAACAATTGCATCTACATTTGAACGCAACTGCGCTGCCTTCTTGGAATCATAGGTTGTTCCCATAGACTGCAAGCCATCATATACATCATAACGTAGATTTAGATATTCAACAATCGTAGAGAATCTAGGTTGCTTCAGCAACTGTGCTCCTAGTTTGTCATCATTGAGTGCAATAGTTAGAGCACGCACAGCATCTGCTTGCTTGCTCTTACTGCCACCGAATGAGTTTTCAATCTTCTCTTCGTACCATAAGTTGTTAGAAGTTTTCTGCGCCTCAGTAAACTGAGCCTTATAGTTGTCCATGATAGACTTTCCAAAGCCCTTTGCTGCATCCATGCCTACTGCTTCTAATTCCTCTGTTACAATTGTAATCATCTTGTACCAGTCATCCCAGCCCTTGTTCACGATAGATGAACGGCTAGCATCTAGTGATGCACCAATCTCGCGGAACTTCTTGCTAGTACCTGGAATTGTAGATGTTTGTAACCAGGCCTGCGCTGCAGATGAGAATGCGTAGTTAGCATCGTTGAATACTGCACCTAGAACACCAAGATTATCTTCACCGATAGCAGATACAATAGTCTTAATAGCCTGAGGGTTATCCTTTGCTAATGTGGTAGCAGTTTTGTCTGGGTTCAGACCTGATGTAGCATCAGATAAACGTGTTGTTAGCAGGAAGAAATCAGGATACTTCTCAAGGAATGCTTCTTCGCCATTCATAGGGTCAGCATTACGCATCTTGTTTAACTCATCAGCATAGAATGTTAATGGTGTAACAGGGCGTGGCTGTGTTGGGAACATAACAGATGAGAAAAAGCGTAACATTGAAAATGCTACTGCACCATCTTCTGACTGGTTTGATAGTTCCTTTAACTCAGATGAGTTAGGCTGTCTGCCCTTTGACTGTGCAAAATCAAATCGCTTCTGCAAAAGAATCATATTTGCATCTTTATTAAACTGTTCACCACTGCGTGTAAAGTAAGCCTGGAATGCCTGAGCACTACGCTTAAGTGTGTTAGGCGTCAAAGGCTGTAGCACATTAGACTGTGCACCG